TCAACAACCTCACTGCCGCTCCAATATCCGTATCGATATTTGTTTGCTCCCAGACGATACGGCGATTCAATAGCGCTTCCGCACTTCGTCCGGTCACCACGATATAATCCCCCGACTCCGGATTTGTCTTTGTTTGGATTTTCTCGATCATCATCACGCTTTCCGATTCTTCTCTCAACACAAACACTCCGGAGCGGAACAGATTCAATAATTCAAGCGTTGCCGGCACCGTGATTTCAAATTCGCCTAAATCATTATACTTTTGCGTCCATATGACACTGCCGTGGTCTATCATTCCAATTTCCGTCAGCGTTTCGTCCGTAATATAAACAATCATCGTTATACCCCCTCATACAGCACCCGATACGTTACATCCATGATGTAACCGGTCGGTGTGTCCACTTCAACACGGTAATGGTTGGCTCCCGGTTCTACCTGCGCCCATGTCATGCCGGAGATGCGTTTCGGCAAAAGATTCGTCACCGTTCCGCCACGTTCTAGCCATATCGCCTTTTCTTTCGTGGTCGTCCGGATGTATACGTTATCAAACGCTTCTAAGTGTTCTTTTATGCCTAAGAATCCGCTATCTGTGTATATCGCAAGGCTTTCGGTCGGCGCTGTAATCGATATGTGAAACAGTGCTCCGGATGGCACCGTTCCCGGATTGTTCAACACAAAGCCACCCGTAGCAATTTCAGACATTTCCATATCTTCGGCAGAGTACGGAAATTCAAGCAATGGTATCTCCGGAACACATGAGAACACTCCCGTTTCCTGCGTATCGACAAAGAACGGATTCGGACATAGTATGGATATTTGAAATGTTTCCCTCATTACAAATAAATCTATCTCCATGCTTTCTACATAACCATCGATATATACGCTTCTGGTGCCATTTTCATAAAACAGTCTAATCTTCTTTTTTTCCGGAAAATATCGATACAGCACATTGCGGTTTTCCTCAATCGGGTACTCCGGGATAATCGTTATCGTGATGTTGCGTTTATTGATACGGATGGAGTTGAGTTCTTCTCCATCCATCCCGGTAACTGCCGCTGTGTTGATGGTACATCCCGCCGGTGTCAATCCGGTAATTTTAACAACGTTATAGTTCGGGTTGTCTGTCAGTTCCAGCACCTCGCCTTTGTCGTTTTGTACACTAAATTCAAACATTGCTTACACCTCCCAGTAAATTCCTTGACTGTCTGTAAATATCCCACCGACTCAGTGCTTTTGGACTGTTGTTCGTCTGGTAGAAGTTGTATGTATTCGTCGTGGCTGCTGCCGCTTTCTCGATACTCCTTGCTCCTCTTGCGGCCACATCCAAGTTTGCCGTAGCGGCGGCGTTCTTCATTGGATTTACCACGTTTTCTCTCACCCTCTGCATCATCTGCCGGAGTGCCGGGAGTTTTCTTTCAATACCTTTTGTCAATCCCGGAATAATGAATACACCCGCTTCTCTGTCCATTACTTTGGATGGTGAGTGGATTCCCAGCTCTTTTTTGATACTGCTCACCAGTGTCTTTTTTAACTGTTTCGCTGACTTATTCAGTTCCGCACTCTTTGAATTGAATCCTTTCACAAATCCTTTCATTGCATTTTCCCCGATGCTTTCAAGCTGCTTTTCCAGTCCTGCCATCACCGTTTTGACCTGTTTTGTGTAATTGTCTTTGATTTGTTTTACGCGTTCCGCATAGTAAGTGTTTGCCACTTTTTTCGACGCATTGATTTTATCCGTGTACGCCTTGTTGTATGCCGCGAGTTCTTGTTTATTTAATGACAGCAACTTCGTTGTCAAATCAAGTCCGTCTGATGTATCAAGGGCGGCAATTTCCGTCATCAGTTCGGAGGAAAGCGTTTTCTTTAACGCTTCCATGTTTTTACCGTACTGGATAATCTTCGCCGTCTCTGATTTGAAATCAGCAAGCGTAATCTTTCCGTCATCATCCTTCGTAAACAGATCACCGCTTGATAATCTGCTCTGCAAGTCATCCTGCAGCTCTTTTACCGCGTCGTACTTTTCTTGTACGGATGAGGTCATGGATTCTATCTTTTTCTGTACCTTCTCCGCCGCTTTTTCTGCTGCCTTTGAGAAAGCCGTCGAGAAAGATTCCGCTAGGTTTTCACCCAGTTTCTTAAAGCTCTCCTTTGACTTTTTGTTTTTTGTCTCCTTTTGTGCTTTTTTTACTGCCCGGTCAACGAGTTTCTTGACCGCTTTCTCTGCTTTCTGCTCCTGCTTCGTGATGCCGTTCGCATACGCTTCCGAAACCTTTGTACCTATGTCTTCATATTTGCCCGTCTTATTTGCCTTTTTAAGTTGTGACAAAGATTTCTTTGCCAGCGCCGTAATGGCTCTTCCTACAGTATCATATGCCTTTTCGATACCTTTAGCGGTCCCGATTGTGAAGTACTTACCAATTTCCTCTGTCTTTTTTGATGGGGAATGGATTTCGAGCTTTTCTTTAAGTTTCGACAGCATGCTATCCGCCAGCTTTCCAACCTTTCCTATCAATCCACTGCTCTGTTTTCCTTCTTCCATTCCAGTTTTCAAGCCTTTTACAAAGTTTTCGCCGGCTTCTTTTGATTTGATGCCCTTCATTTTCTTTTCGACCAGCTTCGAAATGTCTTCCGCTGATTTTCCGGCTTTATTTTTTCCAAGTTCCAGACCTTCTTTGTATTCTTTTGTTGTCTTTTGCCCGGATTTCTTAGCTTTTTTCTCAAATTTCTTTAGTGCCTTGTCGGAAGCCTGCATCAGGTACTTTGCATTGTTCACGTCTTCCTTCGTGATACCGGCTTTTCCTTCTTTAAATTGTTTATTCAGGTTTTCGTACTGTTTTTTTGTATTTTCAACCTGATTTTTGAGTGATTTTTCTGTTCCGTTTTCTGCCGTAATAAAGTTATTGACCATTTTCGTCAATTCTTTTTTTATTTTTTTGTTGTTACCCGATGCAGCGGCCACTGAAAGAGCTTCCCAATTTGTTATTGTTGTGCAATATTGCGAGTACTGTTTTTCCGCATTTTCAAATGTTTTTTTATTCTTTTTTTCCTGCTCTCTCAGCTTCTTTTCGTTTTCCCTAGCTGCTTCTAGTTCTTGATTGTATCGTCTCGACCCACTTATTTGGCCCGCGCGTCCACCTCCTGCCTCTTTAATGTATCGTTCCAACTTCTTGACATCTTGTGCCGCTTTTAGCTCTTTTTTGGCTGTCTCTAATTTTTTTTGAGTTTCTTTCAAGTTCGCTTCAGCATCGCCTTTATTTGTTGCTGCTTTGCTTTTATTTGTCACCGCTTTGGTATACGAATCTTTATATGTATCCAGTATTAATTGCGCTTTTTTTGTCTCTATTAACTTATCAATCGACTTTTTTTCTTTCTCGTAATTTTTTATAACCCGCCCGGTCATTTTTAACTCTGTGCCGAGTGCGTCATTCAAAGTTGTAACAATAAATTTTGCACGGTCTTTCTGACTTTTCTTTACCTTGCCATTTTTGTCCACCATATCATCAAGCTCGTCTTTGAGCTTTTTATAGTAGTCAAATTGTGCTGTTGTATCTGATACGGACTTGTCTCTTGCTTCTTTGAGGTCTTTCCACTCTTTTGTCATTTCATCAACGGACTTTTTCGTTTTGTCGTGTTTTTCAATCATTTTATCAATGGATTCACTCTCTTTGTCCGTTGCTTTCGTTGCACCTTTGGTTGCTGCTGCATACAACGCCAATCCACCCACCACGGCACCGATTCCTGCCGCAAGCAGTCCCATCGGGCTGGCCGCTTGTATTAAGTTCAAAATCTTTTGTGCTGCTGCGGTTGATGCAATGGCTGTCTTTAACGTTACAAAAGTCGCGTACGCGGTTTTTAACACCTCAATAAATTTCATGAGTTTCACGAAAGCAAATGCGATACCAAGTGCACCTCCGAGTATTACTATCTTTTTTTTAAGTTCGTCCGTATGTTCAATTGCATAATTTGCAAATTCCTCCACCTTTGGCAACAACTTTTTCGCCAAAGGCTCAAATAATTCCAATTGCAGTGTGCGGCCGATTTCCTTGTATTTTGAGGCAACATCATCATACTTTACTTCTTTTAACTTTTCCGCAGAGCCTTGCACTTTTTTGAACGTTTTGCCGGTACTCTTTAATGACTTAACCACCTTCAAGTTGGCGTCCTCTCCCATAGTTCCAAATGCTGTGGACGCCATCGTCAACGCTTTCTGTTCATTTTTACAGCCATTGATATCTTTTACAATTGAATCAATGACGTCTTTCATTGTCCCTTTGCCATCTTTCCATGCTTTGAAAGATTTTTTTGTATCCTTGCTGAATATACCGATATTTTTTTCAATGCTTCCGTCTCCGAGCCTGTTCTTGACCTCGTTGATAGAATCATTTACTTTATCAAGGTTATAGGCACCGTTTTTCGTGCCGTTTGCAAGCAACTGGAAGTATTCTTCGGCAGTATACCCGGCTTGTTCGAAGTTGCCGCCATACTCTGCCACGTTATCTCCTAATTCGTTCGTATAATCTAATCCCTTCTGTGAACCCTTTACAAACAAATCAAACGCCTCTGTCGAATCTGCGCCGAAGTGCGTCATTAATCCGTTGACGCCTCGGATGGTCTCCTGAAAGTCCGAACCAAAGGTATCCTCTAAGGCTATCGCGTTCTCTGTCAGTTCTTTGACCTTCGACGGGTCCGTCTCTTTTGTGACCTGTTTGACATATGCCATTTTGTCGCCGATGTCTTTTAATGATTCACCATAGCCCGCTTTATACACTTCCTGCATTTTTTCCGAGAATTTTTCCGTTGTCTTCTCGTTTGCTCCCGTAATTGCTTGGAATGAGCTGGAGGCTTCCTGTGTCTCTACTGTTACCTTTTCCAAGGTGTCTTTTACTTCTGTAGCCATTTTCTTAATACCATCAGATATTAAATTCCCAATTGCTATACGGACAGAGTCAAGTCCCTCCTTGCTTTTTTCCGCTGCTGATTTTGTCTTTTTCAGACTTTTATCCATTTTATCCGTGCTTGTATCTAGTTTGGCCGCTGCCTCTTTGTTCACTTTAAGTTCTTCCGAAAGTTTCTTTATGTCCTTTTTAAGCGTGGTAGCTTCTTTTGAGCCTTTCCCAAATGTCAGTGTCGCATCCTTATATCCATCTTTCAGGCGGTCAAGTTCTTTTTCCTGATTTGAAATCTCCTCTTCTAAAGAAGCGAACGCTCCTTTGCTTTTTTGTTCTTCTTGTGTTGTCTCGTTTAATTTTTCTGTATATTTTTTTAAAGAGGCTGACGCTCTTCCGACTGCTGCCTCTTGATTTTTCATTTTGATATAAAGTTCCTCTGCGGCTTTTGAATCTTTTCCCTGCGTTTCCGCAATCTGCTTGTACTGTTCTTCCAATGCCGACAGTTTAATCTTTTCCTGTTCCACGATTCCGGTCATCTGCTCAACTTTTTTCGCGAGCCCGTCCGTGGAATCGCTCCAGCTGTCCATCCCTGCCGTTGCACTCTTAAACTCCGCATTGAGTGACCGGATGCGGCGGTTTGCTTCGGTGACATTCTTTTTTAACTCGGATATATCAATTCCAATTTTCGTTGTTACGTTTTCCTCTGCCATACTATCTATCTTCCTTTCAAAAAAAGCCGCCGAGCATCGCCCGGCAGCCTCTAAAACCAGCTCGTCGCTTTCCGGCGATATACTTTTTGCTTTGGCTTTCCATCCTCTGTATAATTTCTCACGTTGTACTGGTGCAACCGGCGCATGAGGAGAAATACTTCTTTCCCCGTGTAAGCCCTTAGCCGGATTGGGTCAAGTGCCCCAAACACCCGGCAAAGGCTTACGTCCATCTCAAACATGGATTCGTAGATTGTTACGTCGTCGCACCGCTCTAGTTTCCCTCTGTGTCTGCTCCAATGTTCAACATTTCGTCTGCTGTGTAAAGCGTCACATCAATGATGAGGCTGATAACCTCTTCGAGCCTTGTGCGCCGCAGTTCCTCCCGTGTCAAACCGTCGAACATCGTCAATAACAAATCGTTAATTACCGGCATCGCCTGGACAACTGTCTTGCCGATGGCAATTGCATTGTTCTTTTCAGTAATATCGCAGTTTACCACGGCGGCAATATCTTCAAGTGTGCCGTACATCACATGGATTTCTTCCGTTTCGTACGTCTTTTCGATTTCTTTGGGAGAGTGATCTTTGTAGATGTTTAACTTAAACATGTTCTACCTCCTTAACCTGCCGGGTTTTCCTCTGCGTTCTGGGTCTGTTCGCTGCTCGGTGTCGTTTTGATAATATCGTCAGGTGTCTGGACCTTCGAGAAGAACTGTTCCTCGGTCATGCCACAAGAGTCGGCTGGGACAATCGTAGCTTTTGCCGATTTGTTGTCGTTTGCAACGAATTTCTTGTGTGTGTTGATGCCCGTGTAGGCAAGCTCCTGACCGTTTGCGTCTGTGCCGTTATCTTTCGACTTGTGTGAATCGGACGGGTCGCCGAATCTACCCTTTAAGCGCCATACGTAGTGCTCTCTGCCGTCTGTGTCTTCCGTGATATATCCGATAGCCATGTACGGTGCTGTTGCCGTTCCTTCAATCAGCGCACCGGTTCCTTCGTCGAACTTTTGTCCGGTAATCGTTGCTCTGTTTTTCAGGGACACCGCAGACACATTCACATTGACCGTATCTGCTCCGGTCGCATCAATGACAATAGCCGCTTCGTTGTCATAGTAATGAGTGTCGCTCGATGATTCAGTTTCCTTCGACAACTCCGAAGTACCTGCGAGAGCGAATGGCGTGTCATATTTAAGTTCGTCATTCGTATCTTTTGTCAATATTGCTGCCACGAGACCTCTGATACCGCGATATTCTACGATTTTCTCTTCATTCATTTTTATTCCTCCTAATTTCTTTTTTTATAAATTACATGGATACCGCGCCCGGTATGTGTAGGCTCGTCGCTTGCGACTGAGTAGCCTGTTCCCGGCACGATAAAACCATTCTTAACAAGTTCCTGTTTGACCGTCACCGGCATTTTATATACCAGCGTAGCGTCCGTACTGTAAAAGTTGACATCATAGTCGTAAAGTTCACAATGCGCTTTATTATCATAAAAGCTGGAGTCATCTCCCGGATTCTGCCAGTATGTAAAAAAATGTTCCGGATACTCTTCCCCTTGTGCAAGGGAACCCTGCAATATCACCGGATAATCATATTGTGATAATATTTCAATCAGTTTATCTTCCATTTTCAGCCTCCTAGCAGTTTTTTAATTCCTTTTTGAAACGTCTCCTCTTGTGCTTTTTTGATTCGTTCCTGTGCTTTCTTTCCGTACACATCAGCGTACAACTTTGTGTCCTTTTTCATCCTCGGTGTGCCGTACATCAAAAAGATAGATGGTAATCCACCTTGTTTGATATCAAACCCGACCGGGATATTGGCTTTGGTGCCATCCCATTTCACATCGGCTTTTGTGACAATGGATTCCTGCGTGCTTCCGGTTCGGTGGTGTCTTGTCATGTCCTGCACGATAGGCGGCGTCACCGCTTCGTGTGCCGCTTTCAGACAACTCTCTGCAAGCTGTTCAACCTTTCCTCCTGCTTTCTCCCATTTTTCCGCTAAGTCTTCCAACCGGGAGAAGTCAATCATGCCTTTTTTTGCCATCACGCGCCCCCCTTAACGGCTCTGACCTTTGCCACAAGGTACTGGTTTCGCATTCCGATGTTTTCCGGAGTACCTAATACCTCATATGTTGTCCCGTCAATCTCAAAACGGCTCGCCGGAGTAATGTCCGGTCTGAACCACGTCTCAAGCGTTGCGGTGTTTTCAACAACAATCTGCCCGTTTGATGTCTTTTCTGTACCTCCAAAGGTGCGGAAAGACACATAGACGCGTTCGCCTTCGCCGTACTGCTTTTGTTTCACGCCTTTTACCAAAGTTTCGCCGATTGGATTCAAAAGCTCCGCCGGTACAACGTATGGTAAATTCGGTTGCCATGCCATACTGTCACCTCCTAGTAACTCAACTGGATTACTCTTTCTTTGAAGTAGGCCGACAGTTCGCCGTTATACAAAAGGTCGTTGACACCTCTCGAAAGAACACCCATCACGGCAGACGACGAAAGACGTTCTTTCGGGACTCCGGCATCCGTCAGATATTGTTTGATTTCTCTCAGATACCCAAGCAATCTCGCGTCCTGATAGTTGCCGGTAATTCCGAGTGCGTCTTTAACTTCTTTAAGCTGTTCGTCTTCCGTCATTTCTGCCATAATGGTCTCCTTTCATCAATCAGCCTGTCGGTTCTTCGCTTTTATCGGATGTAGTGCTGCTTGCTTTGCTCTTTCCTTTTTTGATAAGGATAAAGCCATTCGCGTCTGCAATCTTTCCGTCTACAATCAGAATAACCTTGTTCTTGACTTCGTTTGTGTCGTGGTCAATCCACTTCACTACTTGCATCTCAAGATTCGAGTTCACGACGTAGTCTTTGAGGTCGCCGTAGATGGCGAACACATCACCGACAGCTGCGTCCTCGTAGTAAGGGAGCAATTCCTCTTCAACAGTCTCCACGTCTTTACCCATGAAGCGGTAGGTTTCCTCACCATTAACACCGTAGTTGGTGCGTCCAACCGGCTGACCGTTTTTATCCTCCATACCGTCGATTTTCTCGTCAAAAGTTGACTGTGCCATGATGAAGCATCCTTTGCGATAGCTCTTTTTGATTTTGGCTTTCATTCTATGCCAGCCGTTCCACGTCATATCTTCCGGTGCCATGGTAACAACAGTTTTTACACGTGTATCCGTCAGGATTCCAAGCGGCTGTGTTGTGCCATCACCTTTGATGATTGCCTTCTCAAGAGCTTTCATGATTGCTTCTGTAGCAAGCGGCACAAAGAGCTTCTGAAACTCTTCGATTGTCACTACAGACGCCAACAAGGTCTGTGCAATCTTGCACTCGACACCGTAATAGCTGAATGTAACCTTTTCGTCTGCGCTCAACTTCTGGCTGTCTGATGCCTTTTCGCCGACCCATGCCGCCTCCGGCTTAATTGAGAGGATTGGGATGGCTACGCCGCCCTGAATATTGGTTTTTGTAACTTTTGCGTAAATGTTTCCATAGCTTTCCAGCTTCTGGATAATCTCACGTACCAAAGTGGTTGGAATTACCGCCCCGACATCTGCCGTTCCTGTGACTGCTGCCTCTCTTTTAATCGGCACGCGTAACTCCGTAGGAATCGGTGTACTACGACACACATACTCAAGAAACGCTTTTTTGTATTCGCTTCTTTCTGTTGGGTCGTCCGTTTCTGACTGTGCTTCCGGACGTTTTGAGCGGAACGCTCCAACGATACCCGCGTTTCTCATCTCTCCGGTCTGAATATTGCTTCTCTGACCGTCGTCATTCTGTGCTGTTCCCTTTGGGCTTCCTTCTCCTTCGTCTTTGTTGTTCCCTTCGCCTTCGGATTCCAAGTCCTTGATTTCCTCAGCGATGTCTTTTAAGTCATCCGCCGTTTCTGTAAGACGTTCATAAATGCTTCGCACTTCGGCTACGTCTTTTGATTCCTCGGCACGTTTCATTAAGTCTTCTTTGCGCTCCAGTAATTTCTTCTGACGCGCTTTCAGTTTTTCAAGTCTGCTCATTTTTAAAATGCTCCTTTCAGTTTTACTTTTTCTTTCCACAGTTCCAACTCGTCACTCTCCAGTGATTTTCCCCGGACACTCTCCAGTGCCCTCTGCGCACTTTCCAGTGCTTTTTTATCTCTAGCCATGATAGAAGTATCTTCGTAGGCGGGAAATGTTACCGCCGATACCTCCACAATGGTGGATATCTTTTCAATAAAGCGCTTTGGGTAATCTGTATCAAGGTCTTCCCAACGCTCTTCCTCAATCCAAAACATAAAACTCATGCCCGTAATGTCACCGCGTTCGATGGCGCTATAAAGTGCTCTTGCGTCGGCATTGTTTTCTGTGTCGAGGTAGGCTCGAATCTTAAGCCCCTCCTTGTCGACCGTAAGCTGCAGCGTCGAATTTTTGTTGTTGTTTCGACTTCTTGCCAACGGGATTCTGTTTAAATCATGATTTGTTAGAAAACAAACATCGTGTAAGTCTGTTTTGTCCAGTGCCCCCGGTACAATTTCCTCGCGGAAGATGCCGCCGATATCTGCCTCTTTGCCATACACAACCGGACGTCCTTCTATGTAGTTTCCTCGTTCGTCCTGCTCTGCCCGAACATCAAACATAAACGCCCGGCGTTCTGCCTTGTCACTCTTGCTCATTTTTTGCCCCTCCTTTTGCTTTTGCAAGCTGATAATCAATTGCTATATCTGTGTCTATATAATTTAATGACTGTTTTCGTTTACCTTCTAACTCTTTCATTGGCTTAAGCCCAAACGCTACCCTTTTCTCGTTTTCGTAGAGCGTTCCGGTGTCTCCTAAATATTTCACCATTTCGACCTTTTGCTCTATGCTCATAAAAATGAGCTCATGCGTGAAAAATGCTATCTTTAAATTTCTCGCTCTCATGTTTTGTGTACAGAGTGCTTTTGTAAACGCCTCCTGATATCTGCCTACCAACTTCTCAATCGTCTTCTGGTAAAAAGCCTCATACTGTCCTTTGGTATAATCACCTGTCAGTATCGAAAGCGGAACGCCGAACGTTCTCAAGATTTTCTCGTCTATAAAGCGAATGGTGTCAGGGTCCACCAGTTTAATGTCACGAGTGATTTTTGCGTAATCGCTTTTTGCATCCAAGTGTAAAATGCCGTTTTCCGCATTGTTTAGCTTTCTTTCAAATTCTTTGATACTCTTTTCAGCTTTTTCTTCACTCATGAATGTTTGTGTTTTTACAACACCGTTTATTGCAAAACTACTTTTCACCGCTCCCGATATCCCCTGCATGATATCCTCGTTTAGCTGCAGCGTCTTTAGAAGTGCTCGTCTGTCTGGATTTCCCGATGCATCACCGCCCATGTAGTCGTTTGCAAAGTAGTTGATTCGGATGTGTATCACATCGCTGTATGCAAGTTGTGTTTTGTATCCGTTTTCAAATTCGAACTCCACAATCAAATCACCAGTCGGTGTTTCAAGAAAGGTTGTCATCAGAGGATCAACCGGATAAATTGCACTATATCTTTTGTAACTGCTGCCGTCTGACCGCTTAACTATTTCATACACCGGAACCGCGAAAGCGTTTTGCCGTAAGTACAAGCCATAGGTAAGTTTTTCGATAAACTCCGATTTTGTCATAATCGGATTCGGATTATCTAAAAGGTTTTGGATTTGATAAACGTCGTTCTCCGGCGTCTGATAATCATTCCCAACGCCACGAATGAAACACGGTTCTAACTTCGACATCTCATTCGCAATACACTCTATCGCCTGCTGCACTACATCCGACACGTAGATGTCTCTCCCGAACTGGCTGAATATCGGAACCTGCCCGGTCATCACATCCGCATATTTTGTGTTTTTAACTTTCGAGATTATCTTCCCCAGCCATCCCATCAGATTGCCTCCATTCTTTGACCATTCTTTTTAAGTCAGCGCGGTATCGCCTATATGTTTCGTATAAAATCACTGTTGTAACCGCTCCGTCTATTTTCTTATTTCTTGCCGTTTTCACGACTAAACATTTTCCTTTATTGTCAACCGAAAGTCCGGCATTTCCAAAGCACCACCGGTCTACCGGGTTATTGTTATAGTTTATATTTCTTTTCTTTAAGTCCGTCTCTACAAATTTGTTGGCCGTATCGAGCGTCATAGCATTCTGTAAAATCAACTCCAACTCGCCGCCCTCTTTCGTCCAGCCGTATTCCGACATCTGTCGGAGAAAGTCCTTCGCAAACTTTTGGTCGTAACCACAGCACATCAGACGGATTCCGTAGTCTTTGTATAAACTCCAAAACCAGTCCGCCACCACTGTCAAATCAATGTCACTGCCTTCCGTTACGGTGATATATCCATCCCGCGCCCAGTCGGCGTATTTTGCGCCGGCGCAAGAATCGTCATCGTCCTCTATCTTTCTTTCCGGAACGAAGTACATGGTGTGTATGTATTTTTTTCCATCGTCCTTCGTCAAGAGAATTTTCGCACAACACAAATCCATTGTCTCGGCTAAGTCAACCGCTCCCAAACACGGAGCACCGCGAAATTCTTCCAATTCGTAAGTTGCATCGAAATTGTAATCTTCGAGATTGAGCCACATTTCTACCGAATTTTGCTTGATATTGAAATCCTTCGCTAATACAAAAATCCGGTCGCCCTTCGACTTTTTCGCAAGTTCTACCTGCTCCTCTAGGTAGGATACTTTCTTGATAACGCCCAGTGTCGGATTTGATTTCATCCACGACTTTGGATTTGCAAAAACTTCCTGCTCGCTGTCCTGTGTGTATAACCACGGCAGTAGTCTTTTTCCTGCTTTCGTATCATCTTCGCCATTTATCACCCCGCGTCCCTTTTCAAGCTCATCATCCAAGTAGCCTTCCTGCACAAACCCCTCGGTTGTTATGTTTACAAACTTCGGATTATCTTTCAAAGACTGCGACTGCTCGATTGACTTGCCTATAACATTCGTTTTCATCTCGTGTGTCTCGTCGACTATTGCAAAGTCAATGTTGCGCCCCTCTTTGTTTTTGGTTCTGTCCGACAATTTGAATACTTTCGAGTTGGTGCTTTTGTTCAGGATGAATCTTTGGTTTTTCTTTGAGTCAAGGTCGCGTGGGTCAATCAACTGGCGCATGGTATCAATCGCGTCATATGTAATCGATGCCTGGTTATCATCGTTCGAAGAACACACGATATCAGCGCCCTCATTCCCAACAAACAGCTCCGTCACCGCAATCGCCGAACACGTTTCGCTTTTGGTGTTCTTTCTGGCAATCAGCAATAAGATTTTTTTGAAGCGGTCAATCATCATCCCTCTTTCGAATGACTCTTCCGACATTTTGAACGAGTACACGGCTTCGATAAAAGCCTTTTGCCACAGCATCAACACCATCGGCTGACCGTAAAAAGGCGATTTCGTCAGTTTTACACAGTTTTCCATGAAGTCCATCCGAAGCAGTGCAGCGTCTGTGTTGTAAAAGTACTCATCGTTCGAGAAGTCTTCTTTTAGATTGGTTAGTTCCTGACGGAGTTCCCATCCGGCTATGATTTTCCCGCTCTCAATTTCTTCCCGATACTTTAACAAAAAAGAATTATCCGGTGTCCATATTTTCCTCTCCTTTATTAACAAATTTCTTGCCCCTTTCCGCTATCCATTTTCGCAGTGGTGACTCTTCATCGGTATTTGCATCATCCACGAAGTTCAGGAGCAGTTTCAGACAATTTGTGTACTGCTGGAGCATTTCCTTGTAGAGTTTTGCCGCCGGAAGTACTTTTTGTTTGCAGTTGTCAGTTGGGTGCACTTTGTAAAACGGGAGTTTTTTCAACTCCGTCAATTTTGACTCTAAAAAAAGTATTTCCTCAACAAGGTCGGCCGCTTCCGCTCTGTCCTTGCACAGTTTGGCAATCTCTTCTTTTCTCTCCATGCAATTACTCCTTGGTATCGTCTTCCTCGACATCATCTGCGATTGTCGGCGAATCTCCCCAAATGGCAAATACCGCCTGCGTGACATCCTCCGGCTCGTTTTCCTGAATTTCCTTTCGTCCGGATAACGAATTCGCATACGCCCGGCGATGCGGGTCGCCAATCTGTACCATCTCGCCGTCAAGCGACACAAGCTGCGATGTCATGATACTGACACCGTCCGGCGTCAACATATCCACTGTCTTCTTTTCCTTGAGTTCCATTTTGTC